ATTACTTTTAACAGTGTGATTATAAAGTGATTGACTATAATCACCACTGTTACTAGCTGTGATAAAAGCAGTATTAATAGATTGACTTAAATTATTATTTCTATCAATTTTAGGACTTTGTATAAATACAGCAGGTCTTTCAAGTAAATGTGGTTTAATAACAATACCTGTAGCTACATTAGTTCTAGCAGGTACAAAATCTTTAAGTGTTCTAAAGAGTGAGTTATGAAAATAACTAATTAATGTTATAAAGTCTTTATAATTAAATATATTAATATATTTTTTAAAATATTCATCTCTTAATTGATTTAACTTTTCATAACCTAAACCTCTAGGATCACCTATAAATTCATCAATTGTATAAGTTGAACCTAATTGAGCTATAATATCTTTATTAATTTCATCTTGTGGTGATAAACCAGCATCTAATAAGTGTATATCTTTTGATATTGGTAAAGTAGATTGTAAAATAATACTTTTATTAGGTAATAATTGAGTACCATATAAACTACTACTTACAATTCTTATTTTATCAGTTACTGGATTAGCATATCCAGAATTTGGAGTATCAGCATAATATGTTTCTACAAATGAAACATAGTTGTTTTGGTTAGAAAAATTACTAAATGAAGCTGTCCATCCTTGAATTGTTTGATTAGGAGCTGTTGAATTTACTGCTGTTATGACACTATGATTATAAGTGTATAAGTTATTTCCCAAAGTAAAATGAGCAGCTAAATCATTATAAGCTGAAGATGTATAATTACCTTCAATTGACTCAGGATTTAATACATGAGAATTAAAAGCTGATTCAGACACATAATTAGACCATAATCTTAGTTCTTGTAATGAACCACTAAATGGGTAAGATCCATCTCCAAATGTTATAGCACCTTGTTGATACCATAATGAGTTGGAAACAGCTGTGTTAGTAGTTAAACTAGCACTTGTCTTATGTCCTACTTCTCCCCAAACATTGTTTTTAACAAAAAATTCATATGTTTGAGAAGAACCAGTCTCATTTATTCTTAAATTTGGATTTGTTCTTTGAACTAATACTGAATACCAATCAGTATTATTATTAGAATTAGTGTTTGATCCTGTTTGATAAATAGGAATAGTAGAAGAAGTGACAGATAATCCACCTAATTTAAATTGAAAATATCCAAAATCACCTACACTACCTGAATATATAGAATTTGCTGAAGCAGTACTAGTATATAATAAATTAAATTGAATATCAGAACCACTATAGAATAATGATTGAGTAGTGAAATTAGATAATAATATATTTGATGCAGTTGGATAAGCTCTAAATCTAAATTCAATACCATTTGGAGCAATATCATTATATCCTGTTCTAACTAAACTTTGTGATGTATAATTCCAAGGTATATTTATTGTATTTGAACCACTAACATTTAAAGCATAAGTAAATCTATCATATTCATATTCACTAGTAGATTCAATTTTATCAACACCACCATATTCAAGATAAGACATTACAGTTGGTGGAATACCAAATATAGTATTTAAATATTGAATAAAACGAGTTGTACCTTTAGATTTAAGTAATAAAGGTAAGTTATGATATAAACGTTTATAAATACCTTTTTGTTGATCTTGACCAGGTATTTGATATTGAGAAGCACTAATTAGTGTTTGGTATGAACCTGTGTTAGGTAAATAGGAACCATCAGGATTTACACCATACAAATATTTAAATACATTAGTACCATCTTCATCTGTATAGGTATCAATACCCATGGATTGAAGAGCAAAGTATACTACATCTTTAGATATACCTTGATCTAAAGCATTTTTAGCCTTATATAAGTCAGTTATAGCTTTAATATGAATCCAAATATCATCAAACATTTGGCCTATTGAAGCTACAAATTTAAATACTAACTCATTGTCATTATTCTCAGCTATATAACCAGGCATAGCATATAGTAAATAGTTTTGGTTATTATCATCATACAATGAGGCAGATAAATAACTACCACTATACCAACTTATAGCTTGGGAGGATGTAACTGAATAATTTACAAATGGTTTAACTGAATTTTGTTTTGGCCAAGAAAAAGAACCACTTGTATAAAATAAATGTTGTTCAAAACCATCAAAATTTTGAATAGTTTGATTTATTTTATTTTTATATAATTGAGCATCTAATTGAGCTGTTGGTGTAGAACTAGCAGCTGCTGAAGATGAAGCAGATGAATATAATTCAATATTATTTAATTTATATTTAAATCCTTCTAATCTACGAGCTGCTGATGAAAAATGAACCCACTCAGTATATTCAAAATTATCATAATCAATATTAATAGCAAAATTAGAAGCACTTAATTGACCAAGTAATTGTTGTAATGGTCCAAATGATGCTTGTGAACTAGTAATTTGATTAAAATTAAAATATGGTGTAGGTCCTACTCTTAAGTTATCTAAATCTAAATCAAAATTAGGTCCACGTAATGTTGGAAATGTAATTGGAACAGGATCAATAGTTATACTAACACTAAATTCTTGTGGGTTAGATATTGCATCAACAATACTAACTAAAGTATTTATATCAATATTAGTTGGTAAAGGATTAAGTAATTTAATTAATATTGTTGGAGTTGGAATATTACTATTTAATACTAAAGATCCTAAATCTAAAGCTATATTAATAGCTGGTATTAATCTATTTTGTCCAAGATTTAGATAAAATTCTTTAAAATAAGGAGTACTTTGAAAATCATAAATAAAATCAAGAGCAGATTGTTGTAGAACAGAATTTGATATATTATTAGTTGATAATCTAATTTCAGTTCTATCTGCTGAGATTTCTTTTATAAAAAAAGTTCTATTATAAGTTAGATCTATTTTAGGTCTTAAAATATTATATATTACTTTAAATTCTCCAAATTGTAATCCTAAATTTTTTAAATCTAAAGATGGATCAAATAATAATTCTTTTAAAGATATAGATCCAGATGTTGGTAAAAATGTTCCTGGAATTGAATAACCTTTAAAAGGAATAACAGAATATAAAATATTACCAGCTGGATTAGCAACATGTAATTCAACATAATCTTCAGAGTTACCAAAAACACGCATCATCTCTCTAGATGGAACTAAAGTGGCTGATGATGATCCTGATAGGATATTATTATTTCTTGGTAATTTTATAACAGTTGTTGACATATTATATTTGTGTTCCTGTATTAATATTACTTTCTAGTAATATTTGATTTTTTAATTCAATATTTTCTTCTCTTAAGTTAGAGATTTCTGTTGTTAAGTCATCTAAAGATACACCTAAATATTCTAAACTACGAGTAGCTAATCCTAGATGAGAATTTTCTGAACCAGAAGGAGGAATATTATAAAATAAGGCATTATATTGTTCAAAAAAGTTTTGAATATCTTGTTCAATTGTAGCTTCTCCCTCAACAACAGCTGCTTGTGATCTAGCTAATTGTTTAAAATTAGTATTTATAACATTATTAAAACTTTGTAAACCATAAATAGTTTTTTGTATTTGTATTTGTTCAGATTGATTAGTTTTAGAATTTGGAGATGAAACTGTTAAAGAAGTTCTATTAACTGAGTTATTTACTGTGTTATTATAAGTTGCCATTATTAAATAGTTTGTAACACTTTAAAATAATAATCATCATCATAAATGTAAGTACCACCATCAATTTGTGATTTAATTTGTACTTTATAATAACGATCTGGTTCTAATCCATTCATATATAACATAAAAAAACTACTTGTTGGATCAACACTTAATCGAGTGGCTGAAGTATCAAAATCAATTATTTTAGTATTTGACTGTAAATCAATAATAGAATAATATGAAGCTGTTGGTAATAATTTATTATTAATATATAAAGAACTAGTTACAAATGACCTAACTGGATATTTGTCTTTAGCATATATTCTAAACTTAACAAATTCACTATCATAAAAAATATTTTTATTATTTGATAATGATACTAATATATTATTATCGCCTACATATGATAATGATCCTGTATTATTAAAATCTATATTATCCCTCCATTTAAATTCTAAACATGGAGGATAAATTGTGTTAGTATCTCTAGAAAAGAAATTAAATGTATATTTGTAGTTTGGATTAAATTCAATTGAACCTGTATTACGAATAATAAATCCATTATTTGAAATCACACTAGCTGTCCAAGCAGCTACAATTGATGTGACATTAACATTAATATCTTTAGATGAAAAATAATTAAATGTTTGATACTTATTATAACCAGATGATGTATAATAATTAGCTCCTCCAGCATTACCAGGTAACCATGAAGCTGTTATATTAGCTGGAAATCCAGCAGTATCCCAAGCATTTGTTTGATTAGCACTTCTATACTCCCAACTACAACCATCATCTGTTTCAGGAATATTATTAAAACGTCCTGTTCCCATATCCCAACTTTCATAAATTGGATTAATTTCAATATTAAAATTAGTTGGAATCCCATCAACATTGGCATTATATAGTTTTAAAGAAGCAGTATAATTAACTCCTGATTTAGCTATAACATCAGAAATGTCATCATTATCAAATTGAATTAAAATACGTGCTGTTGATGATGATGGAGTATTAATAGATAATTTTTTAGATAAATCTAAAATAGCATCTAATCCAGCATTTAAAGTTGGATAATCTGAGTAGATTGTTGTGTCCTGTGAAGGAAATATTTTGTAAACACCCATTTATAATAGTATTATTCTAGTATAAATATGGGCTAATTATAGAAATTATTTCAATAAATTGTAGTATTCTTTAAAGTGTTTTTGGCGGTCTGGTAAACCAATTGTACCTCCATTAACACATTTAGTCACAGCTAATACAGATGCATCAGAAGCATCAACACATTTACCTAAGCAATTCTTATGAAAAAACCAAGCAGCTGATAATAATGGATATTTTGTTGCTACTAAATCTGGTGTTTCAACTAAATTTTCAGGAACAACTTTATCAAATTCAATGTAGTTAGCTTTACCAGTTAATTGAATATAGCCACGGCCACGGAATTTATAACCTTCACCTGTAGCTTCAGCACCATTACCCATACGTCCCCCATAAACTAAATTAGCAATTTTTTCTGGTTTACGCTCATATAATTTAGCTTTATCTTCTGTTGGGAAGTATTTTTTAAATATTGTCAATAAACCTTTAGCTCCATAGTTTAAGTTTTCATTAACTACTTTAAAACCACCTGATTCATGTCCACATTGAGATAAAAAATGAGACAACTTAACAGCTGTGTCAATTTTGAATTTTTCCATTACCTCAGGAATTTGAGTTATAACACCATCTGGAATGTGTCCTTTAAGTTTATTTAAGTCCATATATTTAAATTTTAATAGGTTACTACTTTACCATAAATATCAGTGTCAGGAAATCTCACTTCAAAAATCATAGGATCAAGTGATGGGTAAATAACACCTTGTTTTGTGGCACCTTTTATATCATATGAGTATGGTGAATAATTACCTCCAGCTAGATTTGTAATATCAACATTAATTACTGATTGAACACCTTTAACAGCTCCAATTAAATTATATATATTTGAATAAATAATTGGTTGATTAATTTGCCATTTATCTATATTAAAATAATTTTGTATTTCTGTTATAGCTTTAGTTAATACTTCTTGTGAATTATAAGCTGGTAAAACTGAGATATCAAAATTAATTTTTATATTAGCATAATAAGCATCTTTAATAATAATAGCATCACTAGCCATTTTATGATAAGATAAATATGTTTTTAGATTTTGCTTAATAGTATTAGAAGTTGTAGTTATTTTACCATTTATATCTGTTGATAAAACACAAATTGAAAGTGCTAATGGATTATTAGTGATAAAATTTTGTTTATCAGTGTCATTAGCAACTAAATAATTTTGAGATACATAAGCTTTACTTATATAACCAAATTTAGCTGGCATTGATAAAGCACGAACTAAGTAGTCAGCTTTAGTTACATTCCTATTTTGAGTTGGAAAATTAGCTAAAGCTTGTAAACGTATTTGTTCTGTTGTTTCACCAGGTCCACCACCTGATGATGGTTCTGGATTATTGAAACGAAGTGAGTTTTCAACTATTGTTAAAATAGAATTATTTAAATTAAAATTATCTACAGTTATATTAACAACACTTCCTAATCCAATATCATCAGATGGTAAATTAGCTTCTGCTCCTCCTCCAACTAAATAAGTCACTGTTAAAGTAGTGTTTGAAGGAGCAACACCATATTCATTTGTATATTGAAAGTTAGATGGATCATAAGCCATATTTAATTTACTAATACCATCTACTAAACCTATACCAACATTATCTGGATTTGGAATAATAACTTCATCTGGTGATGATGTTACACCACTTCCAAATTCTAAAAGTAAATTATTATCATCATTAAAACGAGTTACAAAACGTCTATCTACTTTTTTAAGACGTAATAAGAAACAAGCATTATCATTATCATTATAATAATTAGGCTCATTCATAGATATATTTAATGTTTCATCAAATATAGTATCTTGAGCTAAATAAGGTACTTCATAATATTGATTATTTTCACTGTCAGTCACACTTAATACTTGAATAATATTTGAATCATTAATAACAACAGTTGGAAATTGTTCAGGATTACCAAAATTAAATGTAGTTGTTTTAATTTGTCCTGATATTGCTTCAACTTGTTTTTTAAGTAAATAATATTGTGGATTAGTAGTACCTGTATAATATTGATATATTGTTATAGTTGTTGGATCAAATGAAGATGAAAATCTAAAATTAACAAGATCTTGAGTTATAAAAGTAATATTTGGTTTAGATATAGATTTAACACTAGAATTTTTACCTAATCTTAAAGTATATCGAAAATCAGGAGCATAATTAGGTGCTCCATCAGAAGGTAATAATTGATAAACATCTAAATTAACTGTTGAAACTGATGTTATTTTGGGTCTGTATCCTAAAGCATAAGCTAAAGCTATAATATTTTTTCTCTCTTGAGCATATAGTAATAATGTTTCTTGTAATTGAGTATCAGTGTAAAATGATAAAATATCACCTATATAAGCAGCCATTTCTATAAACATATTTCCAGGAGCAGATGGACTAAAGTCCATGTAATTATTCTGGAAGTAGGTTCTAGCATAATTAATTAAGTCTTGCTTTAATGTATTAAAGTCTTTATCAAAATATTTTATATCAGGTACATTTGCCATTATTATCTGCTTAAATTAGTTGTTGAAACATTTATCACTAAATTATCATTTTGGTTATTAATAGAGTATTCTAAAACTAAATTAATAAGATTTAAATCTGATTGTTTTTTAATTATTATATCTCTAATAATAATATTAGGTATAAATGCTATTATTTCTGTCTCTAATCTAGCTGCTACACTATCAAAAGTTGTATCTGGTTCAAATAGAGATGCTCTTAAATTTCCACCAAATTGAGGATTAAAAAAACGCTCACCTTTATCTGTTAATATATAATTTATTAAATTAGATTTAACTTGTTCTTTAGTTGTAAATGTTTGATTAAAAACATTAGTGTTATTATTAAATAAAACATTAATACCAATGCCCTTTTTTTGGCCTACATCTTGTGGGTTAAGTCTATATGCGGGTCTATTTAACATTAGATTTTACCGTCTTGTTTCATTTTACTCATTAAAGCACTAAAATCAGGCACAACATCAATTTTAACAGCATTAATATCCCCAGCTGGTCTAGTATTGGCTAACATTTGATCAACACTATTAACAACAGGAATATTAATTGGTCCACCAAAGCCTTGAGCCATTGTAGAATCCATATTACCTAATGACTTCCAATCATTAGTAGTAGCTGTTTCATTCAATATCTCATTTAAAATATTATTATTAGTAAATGTTTTTGGTTTTAAGGGCTGTGTAGGTTTGGCAGGTTTTATAGATTCAACCATGGAATTTTTCACAGTGGTTTGTTTGGTCTCTGCCACCACTGGCTTAAGGTCTGGTGCCTCAAGCAATATTCCAAGCTCTTCCCTCACAACAGCTTGTACCTCTTCACGTATAACTTTACGTAATAATTTTACAAATGTATCAGCTTTCATGTCTATAAATATTTTCGTTATCCAAGTATTAACTTAAGTTCTTCAATTAATTCATCAGCTTTACGTATTTTACTAGGAGCTGTTTGAGTTATTTTCATTTTACTAAAAGTATCATAAGCAATAGCTTGTAAATCACCAGCTGGTGTTGTAATTACTTCAATAGTATAATCACGAGTACCATTATTATATATAGTTGAATCAGTATTATCTTGTTTAGATTTACTAGAATCACCATCAACATTTAAAGCTATATTTATGTTTGTGTTAAAACTTAATCTCTCAACTTTAAATTTAGCTCTAGTTAATGCTTGTTGAAATGTTCTTAATATAGTTTGAACAAATGTTATTAATAAAATATAATTTTTAATTTTATCTTCTAAGTCTTTAGTTACTTGATCATCAGATTCTTTGCTGATTAAATATTGACCAGTAATTGGTTTAGATGGTGATGGACTGGCTAACTCAGGACCTGAAGAGATAGCTGTAGTTAGTAATTTCTTTTTTTTTACTTTTAACTTTAATTGAATAATAGCTAAAGCAGTTTTTATAAGTCTAAGAACAATAACTAAACTATCAAGGATAGTTTTCATTATCTTTATAACTTTTAATAAATTATTTTTTTTTCTTTCAAATTCTTGTTTATATGGAGAATAATCACCTGAAAATTTAGGATAAAAAACTATAGCTACTTTATTTTTAACTTCCACACGACCTTTATTTTTTAATTTTCTTTTTGTTTTTTTAATTAAATTACTAATAGTGGCGTTAATTACTATATCATTATTAATAAATTTAGTTAATAAAGATATAACAATACTAACAACAGCTGTTTTAGCTATTGATTTAGCCATATTTGCTTGATCTTGTAAAGAATTTGATAAATTATTAAATTTATCTTGTTGTTGTTGAGATATTTGATTTACTTTTTCTTCACTTTGTTTAACATTTTGTTGTTTTTCAGAGATAGAAGAAGCAGCAGGTGTAGTTGGTAAAGAAGAAGCAGCAGGTGTAGATAAAGTTGGACTTGATACTTTAACCATTTGATCAACACCAGATCCATAATTATCTCTTAAAGCAACTTTAGCTATTCGTACTAAATCAGCTTCTGTTGATGTTGGAGAATTGTTACTATATATTGATTTTCCATTATCAAAAACTGTAATAGTTTGATTGAAGCCTGATTTTTTTATTTCATATGTAAATTTGGGCATAATTAGATTGTAAATGATTTTTCTGATTTGAAATTAATCATATCAGCTTTAACTTGAAATAATTTTCCTTTTAACATTGTTGTAGCTGGAATTAATAAAGCTGCCATTAGTGGACCTGGTGCTATGGCAGCTGCTTGTACCATGTCACTATATGTTGATATAGCATCTATAAGATCATTTAATACTCCTTCTAACTCATCTGCTTTAGTAATTGGCTCTGCTTGGCCATTTATATCTAAACCTAACTGCATTTTAGGAGCATTAACTAAAAACATATTTTCCTCATTATCACTATCTTCAATACCCACATCAATAGTTACTTTATCACCTGCTGATAAATTAATATAATGTTTAGCAGTTATAAAAATATCATTAGAACGAGCATTAAATACTAATCGTCCTGATGATAATAATATTTGTTCTTTATTGTAAGTTTTAGCCATTGTTTTAAGAAATATAAATTATATCATAGTTTCTTCCATTATCTGAAGGTTGGTCTGTTCCTAAACATACTGTAGAATTAATAACTTGATCAGAAAAAGCAATTTTTTGTGATGAAGGATTATGAATTATAATGTTACCATCTATAGTTATACCTACAGCTGTGACATAATGACCTCTACTAAAATTTGTAGTTCCACGTATTCTTATAACTATAGGTCTTTGAATTTTTATTAATCTATCTTTATAAGCTTCAAAAATTTGAACTGTAGTTTTTTTAGTTGGATCATTTTCTCTTATTAAACTTGGAAAATCTTCTTTAAGTTTTCTAAAATTCAAATTATTACCATCTAGAATATATGGAGGTATTCTTTTATAAGAAGGTTTATTATAAAACATCTCTTGAGTTATATTAACATCAGATGCTTGAGCTATCATTGTAATTGATGTTACAAGACATCCCCAGTTATTATACTGAGGTATATATGGTGTTTTATCTCCAAAATAAAATTGACATTGGTCTGGACTAATACGGTCCCCATCTAGTGTATAATTTTTAGTTAGAGTAGCTTTTTTGTTTACTTTTGATACACGTTCACGTTTTATTGTTTGTCCTTTAATTCTAGTAACAAAATATTTACTATAAATAGTAGGATTAGTATAGTCAATTGTAAGAACACCTGGATCTGTTGGTGTTATTATATCATATAATTGAGTTGGTTGTTCTTCAATTGGAAGATTATTAAATTCATCATCATATAAATTCTCTTCTTCTAATTCAATTATTGTTGATTCTTTTATGTTAGTTTTTTCTATAGTTGTTTTTTGTTGAGTTTGTTGTTTTATAACAGCGGGAACAAGTGTTGAACTTATAATTTCATCTATTTCTTTACCAACAGCTACTATACCTGGTGTTTTATCATTAGGATGATTAGATGAATATCCAATATCATTTTTTAATTTAAAAACTCCAACATCAGTAAATTTCTTATAATAAGGTGTTAAAGTATCAACTTTTGTATTTTTAAGATTACCCCATCCATAACTCCCACCAAACACATATAATCCATTAGTAGCACTAGGAAATTTTTCTTTGACTACATCAATAAAATCTTTAATACTAGTTGTTTCTTGATATCCATCATTAGTACCAATATTGATAAAAACTTTAACTACTTCTTGATTACCAATATATTTTTTTATAGCCTCATTTAAGTTCTTTAAATTCCAACCTACTTTCCATAATACACCTTGTGGTCCTATAGGTTCTAATAGTTTAGAGTTAGCTTTAATTGACTCTGTCTGACTATCACCTATTATAATTGCTTTGCCTGGTTTTTGTGGGATATTATTAGTATTAACTATATCATTATTATTTTGTATATTTAATGATTGTTGATTTGTGTTACCAATATTAACATTAATAGTTCCTTCTTTAGTTATAGCTATATATGATAATGTATTATTTGGATCAGCAGGTTGTACTTTTTTATTTGGGTCTGGTGTTTGATTAGGATCATCAATTAATGGATTATCACCTGAATATATATAAGTGTTTCCATTAGTTAGAGTTATTCCATTAGCATCAGTTCCTTCAATACTTATATTTCCACTACTAACTTGTCTAAAATACTTTTTTTCAGCCATAATTTATATTAATTAAGTCCAATGTAAAAGATCATTAGCATCATTAAATCTATTATAAAAATCATTAGCGTATCTACTTCTTTTAGAAGGAGAAAATGTGCCACGTTTATGACTTTTTCCAGCTCTGTAAACATCTATTCCTTCAGTACAACCATAACATCTTTCAACTGTAGAAGCAAAAAGATAGGCTGCTATATCAGCAGTTAATGGACTTGTATTGCTTACTGCTTTTGTAAAGTCATTATATGATCTTGTAAAAGAGACATCTGTTATAAAAGGTAATTGATGCTCAATTAATGATGTTCCTTGTGGAGGTGAAGCTAATTTTTTTATATCAAAGTATTTAGCATTCCATTGTATTAAACCATAGCTTGTAAAGCCATTAAGATCATCATATCCTTCACTTGGTTTAAATCCACATTCAGCTTGAATATTACCCATTATTCCAGCTGTTACTTCCTTAGATAAACCTAAATTTTTAAAATAATTTTTAACAATTAATTGATTATTAACTATTTCTTGTTTATTAGATATGGTTGACTTAGTTCCTATATCATTATTACTATATGAATTAGTACTATTATCAATATCTCTATTTCCATTTGAAGGTATTGATGAATTATTATTAATAATCTGATTAATAGTAACTGGGTTTAAATAATATGATATTCTTTCATATTGAGACAATATGTCACCAACTGTATTGTTTGGTCCTTTTAATAAAGGAACAATATCACCTATTCCAGGTGTTTGAGTATTATTAGTATAAAATGGAACAGCTTTACCTGTTACAGTAGATGATAAATTATCTCCTATTGGTTTATAAATTATAGATCGATCTAAATTTGTCTTTACAACAAATCCATATGAGTATGGTTCTTTATTTTTATTAAAAATAGAGTTTTTTCCTCCACTAAATCCATTATTATTTTTATATTCAGTTTTTCCTCCAGTAGTTATGGTATTATTAGTTCCCATTTTCTAATTGTTTTGGCTCTTCAATTTTAATACCACTTATTTCTTGAAATAATAATTCTTTATCACGTTCACTTAATATACCTCCATCACCCTCACCTTGAGTGTTAGATATAGCGCGTTGAACAATACCAGCCATTTTAATTAAGGCCTCATCATTCTTAACAGCTATTTCCATATATTCTTTAAGTAATGGAACAAGCATCATGGCATCACCTGGCTCTTGAATCATTGGTTTGAGCTGGTCTATTAATGATTTAATTTCCTTTTCTTTACGGTTAGCATTCTTGTATATATCTTCAAGAAGACTTGAAAAGGTTTTGTCTTTAAATATAACTTGGTTAAAATCCATATTCTATTTTATATAAATATGGAAGGCGAAAAGAGTTATAACGCCATAGTGATACGTCCATGCTCATAAAATTCATTATACTTATGAACATATATGAGTTTTAGACGTTTAATTATTTTAGTAATTTGAGGTGTTGATGCCTCAGTCATTTCTTTAATGTAAATATATAAGGCTTTTTTATTGAAAATATCTAAATTTTCACTTTTTCTAAATAATTCCATTATACCATCAGCTATTTGAGCATCACGTTGTTTAGGAAATAATATAAACATATTATGATCAATATACTTAGTGAATTGTTTCAAAAATGATGTAGGTTCAAGATTATTATTTTTTTCACTAATGTTCACTAAATCAATTAATATTGATTTATCTTCATCAACAGCTTCAACAGGTGCTTTATCTTTTAACTTCTTATAATTTGCATTATTATATAGAATAAGATAGCGTTTAGCAATAGTACCAAAGTAAGAATAAGCTTTTCCCTTACTTTGATCATATAGGTGTAACTTTTCAAGAAGAAAGGCAACAACCTCATGTTGGAGCTCAGGGATTGTATCCACTTCTGTATAATAAAATTTAAAAGTATGAATGATATTTTCAGCCAATTTATGAAAGGCATAATTAATTTTTTCATTAAATATCTTATTTCGTTTTTTAGGACTTCTTAGTCTTAAATACTCAATGATAGCATCTTCAGTTTCTTGAGTAAAATAAACATTAGCTGTTTTTGGTTTGCGTTTACGGACAGTCCCCTTCTTAGTTAATAATATTTCTTCACTCATCTTAGCTTCTTAAATAATGTTTTAATGAATCTTGGATGTTTTGTAAATTACGGAAGAAGAAACCAATTTGATCATCTGATTTAAATGCTTCTGTTAATTCAACTTGATTAAGTTGTTTACTTGATTCATCAATAATAGTAGATATACTATCAATAATAGATTTTTGTTTAGAAGCAATTTGTTCTAATTTAATTACTTTAGTATTTAAGTTCCAAATAATATACCCAAATATTGTGAACACCCAAAGTACAATTGAAATAATTCCTAGTATCATATATTTTTCATTATATCGGCTAAAGCTGGATTAACCATTTTTTTAAGTGCTTTCTGCTTAACAGCCGAATTATTTTTATTTAATTTAAAATTGTCTTTTTTAGGTTGATAAAGAATTGGTTGGCGTGGGCTAGTTAATTTAAGTAACCACTCAACTTCAAATTCAATTCTGGCAGCTAATAAATCTGCTTGATGTACAACATAAATAAGTGATGTGCGTGGTTTAGTCTCTGGATTAAAAGTGATTAAATATGACTTGTTAGCTTCATCATATAAACCATCATGTAACTTAATAGCCAATGTCTCATTTTTAGTAGGTAAAATACCATTACTAATAAGTAAATGTAAACCACGATCAGGTACTGACATATATTCTAAACGGTCATTAAACATATAAGTTTCATTCAACTTATCTCGTCTCCATTGATCTGTTTGTTCTATATACGCTGGTTGCTCTTCATCCCCAAATTTTCCTAAGTCATGATTGATTGCTGAGAATACTAATTCTTCAGTTGTGTAAGTAGCTATCATACCCATTTCTCTCCACACAGCATCAATTTTAAGAGCAGCTGACACAACTCGGTTTACATGGTCAATATAACCACCTGGAAAACAGTTGTGGTATTGTGGGCGATGTGAAGCAGGCATCATTACAAAGCGTTCTTCATGTTTCTTATAAAAATCAAGCATTTTAACACCTCGTTCTCCTGAGATATATTGCTTAATAGTATTAAGAAAATGATGCCAATTAGATTGTATTTGTTCTGGAGTTAGCATAACTTATTATTGTTCTGAACTAATTAATGTTTTAATTTCTTCAACTTTATCTTTTAATTTACTAATCATTTCTTTAGCTAATAAAAGATTCATTTTTGGATCTGATAATCTAGATTCAAAACCAATTAACATATTTTCAAGTTGATCTAGTTTATTTTCTACTGGTTGTTTATATCTCATATATATTCTTTTATAATATTAACTAATTGTGGTATTGTATCAAATGTAAGTAAAGTATCTGTTGTCTCCAACTCTGTTTCTGGAGTAATGGTTATTATTTTATTTCCTAGATCAATAAATACAATTGGATATGATTCTGTTTTAAATTTTTGTTCTATTTGATCTGCAAAATCAGAAAATTGTTCAGCATCAATATTAGTATAGGTTATTCCGCAACCATCTAATTCACTCTTCAACCATGTACAATAATCACAATCATTTAATGTTAATAATCTAACTCCTACTTCTTTCTTATCACTCATAAATCACTTATTAGTGTTCTAAAAAATATGGAAAATTCTTTGGGGAACCAAATTTTTTTAATGTTCATATATAAATATATAAGAGGGATGAGCTTACACTCACCCCTCAGGCTAAACTAACACCAACATTATTTAGTTATATATTTAACTAATTCCTTATTTAACATCATTAACTTAAATTTACCTGGATTACTGTTGTAAATTGACTTAATCATATTATAACAAACATCAGTTGCAAATATTTTCTCAGTTACAATCTTACCAATACGCTCAATAATTGGTTTTTTAACTGTATTTTCCTTTGAAAAATATTCTAAATAGTTAGCAACCCTTGTACCTAATGTAGCTGCAATATCTGCTCTATATGCTTTATCTTTACCAACTAAACTCTTAAGTGTATTCATAACATACTGTTCATCTTGTGATA